GGTGCGGGTGCGTATAACGTTGATATTGGTTTATTTGATTATTATAGACAAGCATCGTATAGTTGTGAGGTTACTTGTATGGGTAATGTTATGATACAACCGACAATGTTCTTTTATTTAAAAAATATTCCGATGTTTAAAGGTTCATATTGGATAACTGAAGTTAGTCATGATATCAAACCTGGTACTATAACAACTAAATTTACAGGCTCAAGAATACCATCTTCATCATTACCTGATCCAAAAGATAGTTTTACTGCAAGTTATAAGTCTTATTTTGAAAAAATTAAAGCAGCAGCAGTAACAAAAGTTGATTTTAGCGCTAAAAATATACCTGTTCAAGTAATTACAGTTGGTAAATACAAAACAGATCCGGGTAATTTTGTTGCCGGTGAAACACTAAATTCATTTTATCAAGATGGTGGGTACAGTAAAATTGGTGGAATACCATATAACGGTATTAATGGAGATGAGACAATTCAGATGGTAACATTTAATAAAGGTGATTTATGGTTAAGAGCGAGAGCAGTTAATATGGGTAATGAAACCGAATATCCTTTAGACGATAATATTGCGATGAGTTTAATTAGTAAATTAAATCCAAAAACACATGTAATTAATCCATCAACATTACTTTGGTCAGAATTAAAACTAAATAATAATGACTATTATTTTTATTCAACTAAATTTGATAAAAACACAGATGCAAACATATTAATGGATAATACTGTAACTAAATTTTATAATCCTGTTAATACTAAAATCGTAATTATTAATTCAACATATAAATTAGATAGTAGAATTGGATTAAGAGAAGTTGAAGGACCTGTTAGTATAATGCCAACAGTAAAAAAATACGGTATTGCAATGTCAGAAAAATTAATGAGAGAATTATCAATAACAACAGGAGATGTAGTGTATTTTAGAATTGAAAATAAATAAGAACATTACTGAAAGTTGAGATATTTATAATAAAAGATTATGGACAATAATAGATTAAACAATTCATTAGACCAATTTTTAAACCCAAATGTGGTTAAGAATTTTTCTAATAATGGAAAAGAACAAGAAGTTTGTGATTTACAAACTGGAGAATGTTACACATTAAAATCTAAAGACGGTATCGTTGAAAGAATAAATAAAAGATTCATTACCGAAGACGGTAGACAATTATTACAAGACTAAAATATCATGTTAGAGAAAAAATTACACGAAGAATTATTGCGTTACAGAGAAATCAATAATTACGGAAAAAGATTTATAAACGAACAAGCAGAACCAACTGATTTACCTCCAGCACCGGCAGGAGATGCACCTCCAGAAGGTGATGTTCCCCCACCACCAGCAGGAGATGCAGGAGCACCTCCAGTAGGAGGAGATGCAGGAGCGCCACCATTACCGGAAACAGACACAACAGAAGAAATTGATATTACTGACTTAGTAAACATCACTAAAAATATTAAGAAAGATGTTGAAACAAGTAAACAAGATCATGGTGCAGTTATTTCTAAAATGGATGATGTATTCACAAAACTTGATGACTTAGCTGCAAAATTATCTGAAATGGATGCGGTGATTCAAAAAATTGATCAATTAGGTGCAGAGGTTAAACAAATGAAACCTGAAACACCGGTTGAGAAATTAGAAATGAGATCATTGGATTCATATCCTTTCAGTCAAAAACCAACTGACTTCTTTAATCAGAAACAAACTGAAATGAAAGCAAGTGGTAAAAATGAATATGTATTAACTAAAGATGATGTTAATAACTATTCTAAAAATACAATAAAAGACACATTTAACCCAGAAGAGGAGGACGATAATGAATATAGGTTCTAAAGTGAAATTCTTCATGGAAGTCCATGCACAATTTAAAATTAACCATTGGCAAACTAAAGGGTTTGCAAGACATAACGCCTTTGGTGGTATATATAGTGAACTTATCGACTTAATTGATCAGTTTGTTGAAGAAGCCATGGGTAAATACGGGAGATTCGTATTAGAAGGTGATGACAAAACACTTGAATTGAAAAATTTAAGTGAGATTGATATGAAATCAATGATTAAGACTATCAGAGAAGCACTTATACAATTTACTGATGAATTTGACGAGACAGATACTAACTTATTAAATATCCGTGACGAAATGTTAGGGGAAGTTAATAAGTTATCATATCTACTTACTTTAGAGTAAGAAAAACTTTATTTTAAAAAAATTACCAATCTATTTTTTTTATTGATTTTATTTTACTATATTTGATTTATTAGAAACATATTTAAACAACAATTATGAGTACATTTGACGCGGTACTGGCACAGTACGAAAAAAACAAAAATGGTTCTTACAATGGAACCCCACAGATGTCTGAAGCAGACAGATTAAAGAAGTATTTCAACACGGTTTTACCGAAAGGACAAACCACAGGTGAGAAAAGAATCAGAATCCTACCTACTAAGGACGGTTCAACACCATTCGTTGAAGCTTATTTTCACGAAATTTATGTGGATGGAAAGAAAGTAAAACTTTACGATCCAAAACAAGATGGTAAACGTTCTCCTTTAAACGAAGTAAAGGAAGGTTTACTAATGACAAAAAAACCAGAGGACAAAGAACTGGCAAGACAATATACTTCTAAGAAGTTTTATGTTGTTAAAGTTATCGACAGAGATAATGAAGCAGATGGACCTAAGTTCTGGAGATTTAAACACGCTTCAAAAGGAGACGGAATCTTAGATAAGATTGTTCCAATTTGGAGAAATAGAGGTAATCTTTCAGATGTTAACGAAGGTCGTGATTTAACCCTTTCATTATCACTTTTAAAGTCAAACACAGGTGGTGAATACACCGCAGTGTCTTCTATTATTCCCGAAGATAAAGCACCGTTACATACTGATCAGTCAATTGCTGATAAGTGGGTTAATGATGAAATGACATGGGATACCGCTTATGCAAAAAAATCAGAAGATTACTTGGATTTGGTTGCAAATGGTGAAACACCAAAGTGGGATGCTGATTTGAAGAAATACGTTTCTATGAACGTATCTGAAGAAACAATTGGTACACCAAAAACATCAACACCAAAAATTGTTGATCCACAAGAAGATGATGAACCCGCAGATGATCTTCCGTTCTAATTTTAAAGAACAATAAACTTTACGGCACAGACTTATTTATTATTTAATATTATAGTCTGTGCCATTTTTATCAAACAAACAAATGGCAACAATTAAGAAAAAAGAAATTGGGGATTACAAAAGTAAGTATTCAAGTAAAACAAAATACAAAGAACAAAATTTTTACTTTTGTGGTGATGCTTTCTTTAAAGCATCAGGTGTACCGGGACCTATAATGGGTGGGATAAATATGTTTTTAGGACATTCCAACTCATCAAAAACAACGGCAATGATTTTATCTGCTGCAGATGCACAAAAGAAAGGTGACCTACCTGTTTTTATCATCACAGAGAAAAAATGGGATTGGAAACATGCGGTGGAATTAGGATTACAAGCAACTAAGAATTCTGATGGAGAATGGGAAGGTGATTTTATATTTAATGATACATTTGATTATATTGAACAAGCAACAGATTTTGTCAATGAATTATTAGATGCACAAGAAAAAGGTGAAATACCTCGTAATTTAGTATTTTTATGGGATTCAGTAGGTTCAATTCCATGTAAAATGACTTATGAAGGTAAAGGTGGTAAGATGCACAATGCATCCGTATTATCTGATAAGATAGGTATGGGTATTCATTCAAGAATATCTAAATCTAAAAAAGAAGATTACCCATATTATAACACTATGGTTATAGTTAACCAACCTTGGGTTGATTTACCGGATAATCCATTTGGACAACCTGAAATTAAAGCAAAAGGTGGTGAGGCTATATGGTTGGCATGTACATTGGTATTCTTGTTTGGTAATCAAAAGAAAGCTGGTATTAGTCATATTGACGCTACCAAAAATGGTAGAAAGGTTACATTTGGTACAAGGACTAAGGTATCTGTGGTGAAAAACCATATGAGTGGTCTTTCTTATAAAGATGGTAAAATCATCGCAGTACCTCAAGGTTATATTGAGGATACAAAAGAAGCTTTGGAAGAATACAAAAAACAATATTCTGATTATTGGAATGGTATTTTAAGTGGAACAGGAGAAATCGACTTTACTGAAACAAGTAAAGAATTCGAGGAAGAATAGTATTTTTTAACAATAAATAAACATGAATGTCAGTATTACTGGTAGATGGAGATAATTTACTCACAATTGGTTTTTACGGTGTTAAAAACTATTTCTATAAAGGACAACATATTGGGGGAATTTTTCATTTTCTCAATACTCTTAGGAGATCATTCGAGACTTACAACTTAGATAAGATAGTTGTATTTTGGGATGGTGAAGAAGGTTCTAGAAGTAGAAAACTTATATATCCTTATTATAAGGAAGATAGAAAAAATAAAACCAAGACTGAGGAAGAAGTTAACTCTTATAACTATCAACGATCACGTATACAACAATATCTTGAAGAACTTTATGTTAGACAAGGTGAATATCAGTATTGTGAAACCGATGATAATATTGCATATTATGTTCAAAATTCACCAAATGAAAACAAAATTATATACTCATCTGATGGTGATTTAACACAATTAGTATCCCCAAATACACGATTGTTTAATCCATCACATCAAAAATTGTATAATAGTAATGATATTATTATATATGAACATCAAGAAGTTTTAATTGAAAATGTTAAAATGATTAAGATGATGTGTGGTGATAAATCAGATAGTATTTCAGGTATTAAGGGTTTTGGGGTAAAAACATTTTTATCCCTATTCCCTGAACTGAAAACAACCCCCCTTAGTGTAGACTACATCAAAGAAAAAGGTAATCTCCTTTTTGAACAAAATAACAAAAGTAAGACAATATCTAATTTATTGACAGGTGTTACAAAACATGGTGTCTTAGGTGATGAGTTTTTCGATGTCAATAATCGAATAGTGAGTCTTGATGTCCCGTTCTTAACGGATGAAGCAAAAGAAGAGATTATTAATTTAATTAATGAAAATCTGGATTCTGAGGGTAGGTCGTATAAGAATACCATGAAGATGATGGTTCAGGATGGGATATTCAATGTATTACCAAAATCAGAGGATGCGTGGATTAACTTTTTAAATCCATTTTTAAGATTAACAAGAAAAGAAAAAAACAAAAAATTAACAAGAACAATTAAAATTAACAATCATGAGTAACAATCAAGAGTTAACAAAGTTAGAGTTTCTATTAACATTGGAAGGAAACATAATTTGTCAGAGGTATTTTAACGTAAGGGATTTTAACCCTCAAGCAACAAGGTCAATGGATTTACATGAATACGTTAAAAGTATTTGTAGAAAAATTTCTGATGATTTGAGAATAAAAAGTTCCAATTATTTGTGTGAAAATAAGGAATATATCCTTGGTTTAGAGAATGTGGAAGATACGACCGCAGCAGAAAATGAACACTTTTTGTTGCAAATTAAACAAAATGATCACGTATTTATTCAAAGAATATTCCCCGCATATGTGTTTCATCCAAAGGTGAGATATACGGTTGATATTCGCCCAATGTTAAAAAATTTCTTATCAGATTTGACAACAATTATGTCTATGGATGAATTGGAAACAACGTATTTGGGTTACAAACTATAATTAAATAAAAAATTAAACATGGAAGAAAGGAATTTTGGGTATTTGGGAACTACATTCCAACAATCATTAATCAAAGCCATTATTGAGGATAAAAAGTACGGTGAAAACATCATAGATGTTATTGAATCTCGTTTCTTTGACAATAATGCATTCAAGTTTATAATGGAAAACTTGAAAGAACTATATAGATCATATAATAAAATTCCTGATTACAATACGTTGGCACAAAAGATAATGGCAGAAAACGGTAATAAGGAATCTGCCAGAATCCATATTGACACATTAGAAATAATAAAAACTAGTGTTGAAACAGAATATGTTAAAGATACCGCTCTTAATTTTTGTAAACAACAAAACTTAAAGAGAGAACTTAAAAACGTACAAAGTATCATTGAAAATGGTGATTTTGAAAATTATGCAAAAATTGAACAAATCATTCAAAAGGCATTACAAGTTGGTATTATTAACGATGATGCAACAGATGTGTTTCACGATATTGAAGGTGCATTAGAGAAGGATTTTAGACATCCAATCCCAACAGGTATTGTGGGTATTGATAACCTTTTAAAAGGTGGTTTGGGAATCGGTGAATTGGGTGTTGTGTTAGCACCAACTGGTACGGGTAAAACTACATTATTAACTAAGTTTGCTAATACCGCATATAATTTAAGTTACAATGTACTTCAAATATTTTTTGAAGATAATCCGGGTAACATTAAAAGAAAACACTATACAATTTGGTCAGGTATTGCACCTGATGATCAAAGCGATAATAAAGAAGAAGTTTTGTATCGTGTTAAAGAAGTACAAAGTAATACGAAAGGTTCAATTAAATTATTGAAATTACAATCTGACGGTGTTACAATTTCTGAGATTAAATCTAAAATCAGAAAGATGTATTCAGACGGATTTAAGATTGATTTATT